CCATCCTGACGTATCAAGCAGTGCATTGGTTTATGTCTTTACCAGATCCCTCTGTAGCTCAGTCTGGGCTTGTATCCGTCTGTATGGGGGCCTTAACAGGATGTTTCGGCATATGGATGGGTAAGGAGTCTAAGACCACTGTAACACCCAATAAAGTTGTACACGAGGAGCGTTATGACAAGTGAGGAATTAGTCACGCACCTTATAGTGAAGTTGCTTGAGTTAGTGCTTGGCGTAGAGATGACATTATATGGGAGTGTAATGGTATGATTCAGGCACTAATAGGACCGATAACAGAGTTAGCGGGAGGTTGGCTCAAAGGGAAAGCAAACGCACAAGCAGCGGCTGCAAACCTCAAACTTGTGGAAGCGGAAGCCAAGGCGACGATTATGAAGTCGGCTGCTACGTCAGAGGCTGACTGGGAACGTCTGATGGCGCAGGGTTCGCAGAACTCGTGGAAAGACGAGTGGTTAACAATACTATTCAGCGTACCATTGATCCTTTGTTTTCTGCCGTTTGAGTGGGCGGAGAGGGCTGTGCAGAATGGCTTTGCGGCATTGGAGTCTATGCCCGACTGGTATCAATACACGCTTGGTGTTATTGTAGCAGCAAGTTTCGGTGTACGTTCTGCAACTAAATTCTTTGGAAGGAAGTAAGATGGCTTACAAACTAGGAAAGCGTAGCTTGGCAAAACTAGAGGGCGTAGATGAGCGCATGGTTGCGGTTGTAAAACATGCTATCACGGTGTCAAAGCAGGACTTCTCTGTCATTTGCGGACTTAGAACTATTGAAGAGCAACGCGCATTGGTTGCTAAAGGTGCCAGTCAAACTATGAAATCAAAACACCTAGACGGTATCGCCGTAGACCTTATGGCTTACTGCGCGGGGGACCGTTGGGAGTTGAATTTGTATGATGAGATCGCAGATGCGATGGCGGAAGGTGCCCGTGCAGTTGACGTTCCAATTCGTTGGGGTGCGGCTTGGACTGTACCAAATATTGCGCAATGGGAAGGCGACATGGAATCTGCTATGAATGATTACATAGACACTCGTCGCTCACAAAATAGGCGTCCGTTTATCGACGCTCCACACTTTGAACTTATGGTATAGGAGGCACTAATGCCAAAATCAGGATCGGAAACACCAACCGTAGATCTTATGGATGCACGTTACGGCAAGAAAGCCTCTGAGCGTTATAACTTATCAGATGAGATGACTTATGACCCCGCAGGTAAAAACTTGATTGGTCGAATTGGAGAAGCTGCGCGGTCTACTAACGCTCGTATTCGTAACACTGGTAAAGTCAACAATCTCGATCAAGAGCTAAATAAAATTGACCGTAATCGTGCGAATGAACGGTCAAGAGCAGCCACTTCTCGTTTTATGCGTGGTGAGGATCCAGGGGCTGGACGACTCGATGTTGTTGATCCGCAGTATATGTCAGACGATTTCTATGACCGTAATTACGGCACAGAGTATCGTGATGTTACCAGCTCAGTTAAGAAGTTTAAGTGCGGGGGCACAGTAAAACATGGGTATTCTGTAGGCGGAGACGTTCGCTACAGTAATAAAGGAAAGTGCTACTAATGGTTGGAATTATGATATCCATCCTGTCTGACGGGATGCCTGTAGATAAAATGGAAGAAAACGAAGAAGGGCATGTGTGCCCTCTTCCAACGCAAGACCCCGAGTTAAACGATGAAAATCGTGAAATGGCGGTAGAAGAATACAACTACCGTGAGCCAAACACAGGTGTTTCTTTTAGGGCAGATGAGGTTTGCGGTTCTTGTTGTATGTATAACCAAACTGAAGAGATGCTTGAGTGTTTAGGGGATGAATCTGGTAACGTAGGGTATTGTCAGAGTCTCAAGTTTGCGTGTATGAAAGATAATACATGTGACATGTGGGCAGAAGGTGGCCCCATCACATCTACGTTGCAAGAGGAATACAAGGATAATTTATAATGGATGTTGTCGATATGGCAAAACATCTGTATAAGAAAATCGAGGAGCGGGAGAATGATATTGCTGCCGCTCTTTCGCAAGGTGCTGTTAGAGATTGGGAACAGTACAAAATGTCTGTAGGAGAAATTCGGGGTCTTTCTCTTGCGCGGGACGAAATTAGGACCCTGTTGGAAAGAAACGTAGACGATGTCGAAGACTTTATATCTTCCTGATAACGTTGCGCAAAAGATAAAAAAAGAACGGGCAGAGCAGACTGCTGATAATTCTTTGGAAAGCGCATATGTTGACGCTAAAGACCGGGTACTAGACCCATCACTCTTAGACAAACCGCTACTTGAACGTCTCCCGCAACCAACTGGTTGGCGGGTTTTAGTTATGCCGTATCAAGGTAAAGCTAAAACATCGAGCGGTTTATATATCCCCGACGAAGTTCGGGAACGTGAAAGCGTAGCTACAGTTGTGGCGTATGTTTTGAAGTTAGGACCTTTGGCCTATAAAGACCCTGATAAATTTGGGCCAGAGGCTGAACCATGGTGCGCAGAAGGCCAATGGGTTTGTATTGGTCGTTATTCTGGTTCTCGATTTAAGATTGAGGGCGGAGAAGTGCGTATTATTAACGACGACGAAGTAATTGCGACAATATTGGAGCCAGATGATGTCAGACATGTCTGAAGAAACAGAAAACGTAGACGTAGAAGTACAAGACACTGAAGAGAAAGCTCAAGTAGAACAGAAAGAGGCTTCTACTGAAGATGAGTTGCAAGACTATAGCAAAGGTGTTCAAAAGCGTATTAGTCAGTTGACTAAGAAATATCGCGAAGAAGAGAAAAGATCATCTGAGCTAGAACGTACTGCACAGCAACTTGCGGAAGAGAACAAGAAACTCCAAGACCGCATGAAACAGTTAGACACTGGTTTCTTGCAGCAAATGGGTGCTCGATTACAGACGCAAGAGGCTTCTCTTAAACAAGCTCATAAGGATGCATACGATACGGGTGATACAGACCGTATGTTTGAGATTTCGCAGCAGCTTGCGCGTATTGAATCTGAAAAACAAAAGTATGAGACGGCTAAACGAAGAGCCGAGGATAAAGTTCAAGTTCAAGCTCAACAACAAGATGCCCCTGTTTATCAACAGCAACAACCTGTTAGGCAACAGAAAAAGCTGGATCCTAAAGCGGAGTCTTGGGCACAAAAAAATGACTGGTTTGGAGAAGATGACGTTATGACCGCGTCAGCTTTTGCCATCCATCATCGGTTGGTTGAAGAAGCATTTGACCCACAGACCGATGAATATTATACTGAACTGGATAGCCGTATTCGAAATGCGTTTCCACACAAGTTTCAAACGGCTAAAAAAACGGGGGGAGGCAAGGTCGCTTCTGCTAGCTCTTCCGCATCCCGCACAACTAAACAGGGGCGCAGGTCGGTCAAACTTACACCGTCGGCTGTAGACTTAGCTAAACGGCTAGGAGTACCGCTTGAGGAATACGCTAAATTCTATAAGGAGTAAGACATGGCAGATCGAACACCGCGCAAAAGCGCAACCCGCGAAGCAGATTCGCGTAGAAAACCTTGGGCACCGCCCAGTCACCTTGCTGCACCTGACGCCCCAGATGGCTATGTGCATCGCTGGATTCGAGTCGCTATGCGTGGCGAAGAGGACAAAATGAATGTCCATGCCAAGCTGCGTGAAGGATGGGAACCCGTCCGTGCTGATGAGTATCCGAACTATGAAGCCCCTGTCATCGATGATGGCAAATATCAGGGTGTAATAGGGCAGGGTGGTCTGATGTTGTGCCGTATCCCTGAAGAGACAGCACGGGAAAGAAACGAGTATTACGGGGGCCGTACCCGCGAACAAATGGTTGCTGTGGATCAGGACTTAATGAAGGAGCAACATCCTTCGATGCCGATCAATCAAAATCGGCAAAGTCGTGTAACTTTCGGAGGTCGTGAACGCGACTCCGAGTAATATAGAGGATTGCTATTATGGCTAACCAAGACGCACCTTTTGGCTTACGTCCGGTTCGTACAAGCATTAGCTCTCAGCAACAAAACCGTTATCGCATTGCGTCAGGCTATGCGACTGCTATTTACCAAGGCGATCTTGTCGCAATGGTGACTGGTGGTGGCATTGAGCGTGTCGCAGCAGGTGGTACTGGTTTGATTCTGGGTGTCTTTAATGGTTGTGAATACACAGACCCGACAACAGGCAAAGCAACATGGAAAAACTACTATCCTGGTGGTGTTTCCGCATCGGACATCGTGGCTAATGTTATTGATGATCCAAGCGCAACATTCGAAATCCAAGCAGATGATACGTTCCCAGTAGCGGATCTAGCCGGAAACTACGACATCGTTGCGACTGCTGGCGATACCACATCTGGTATCTCTCGCATTGAGCTAGAAGTTGGTACAGCGGACAGTACTGTTGCTACGCTTCCACTTAAAGCTATCGATATTTCTCAGGATCCTGAGAATAGCGATGTTTCGTCGGCAAACACTAACGTGATTGTCAAGATCAACAACCACTTGTTCAGCGGTGGAACCGCTGGCTTGGCATAAGGAGACTGACTAATGGCTATCTCTCGCGCACAACTAGCGAAAGAGTTGGAACCAGGTCTCAACGCCTTGTTCGGTATGGAGTACTCACGGTACGAAAACCAACATGCAGAGATCTTTACAACAGAGTCTTCTGATCGAGCATTCGAAGAAGAGGTTATGTTGAGTGGTTTCGGAGCAGCACCGACTAAATCAGAGGGTGCTGGAGTAAACTTTGACAACGCAAACGAAGCATACACTGCTCGTTACAACCACGAGACTGTGGCGTTGGCATTCTCGATCACAGAAGAGGCTATCGAAGATAACCTTTATGATCGTTTAGGCTCACGTTATACTCGTGCGTTGGCACGTTCAATGGCACACACAAAGCAAGTTAAGGCAGCATCTATCCTTAACAACGCATTTACTGCTGGCGCATCTGCTGGTGGTGACGGTGTTGCGCTTTGTGCGACAGACCACCCACTAACATCTGGTGGTACTTTTGCTAACGAACCAGCAGTAGCTGCTGATTTGAACGAAACATCTCTAGAAGATGCTTTGATCAACATCGCAGGTTTTGTTGACGAACGCGGTCTAAAAGTCGCTCTACGTGGCACAAAGTTGATCATCCCACGCCAGTTGCAATTCGTTGCAGAGCGTTTGATGGTTTCTAACTTGCGCGTTGGCACAGCGGACAACGATGTAAACGCTCTACGTTCTATGGGAATGTTGCCTGAAGGCTATGCCGTCAACGACTTCCTAACAGACCCAGATGCGTTCTTCATCAAAACAGACGCACCTCGTGGATTTGTCCACTTTGAGCGTTCTCCGATGTCAACAAACATGGAAGCTGACTTTGACACAGGTAACATGCGCTTCAAAGCGCGTGAGCGTTACAGCTTTGGGTTCTCAGACCCACGCTGTGTATTCGGTTCACCTGGCGCATAATTCATGCTACAATGAGGTTGTCCTCTTCATTTTGGACACCTCCCTGAAACTAAAAGGGGCACTTCGGTGCCCCTCTTTTTAATACTCAATGCTTTCCGCAGGAGTAAGGCATAGGTTTGCCGTTATAGTAATGCGCGGTTTTTCTGTTGGGACGGTAAAGTGTTGGAGCCACGCAGGAAAAATAACAAAAGAACCTGTACTGGCATCTAACGTAACTTTCTCGTGATCTTTAAAGAAATCAAAGATGTAGTTAAGGTCGGTCATTTTGGATTCAGCACTGTACCTGTTTAGAAAGAATGTTTTTCCAGCAGGTTCAGGTTGATATGGCAATTCATAATAGTAGATACAACTAAAGCTCAGATTGCGAAAAGCGTGATCGTGTACTTCTTGAAAGTTGTCTATGTCATATGTGTTTATCCAAGGACAAGTAATGTCTGTGTGGAAGTTACGATTAGGACGTAAAAGTTTGTAAAAGTCGTCGATGTAGGGGCGAAGGAAGTCTAAAAACTGGTCCCAAGGAAGCTCGGCGTTTTTTGGATTTCGAATAGAGCTTTTTTGTTTACTAAGGTTGAACGCGTTTTGGTCTAGGACATCGTCTGTAATAAACGGTTCAAGAAGCGTTTTGATTTCTTTTTGTTCCTGAAGTTTAAGTTTTCGATGGTATATTGGTGTTGCCCATACAACTATACTTTGATCTTGTTCTAGCTCTTCTGACATTTTACTCCCCTATGTTCATAGACTCTAAGCCTTTGCTTATTATATCTTTATGCATGTTGTTACATGCGTCAAGCAGGTCACAATATGCTTTAACAAATGCTTCCATCTCTTTGTTTCCAATCATCCATCTATCATGCGGAAGACCTCGTTTAGCTCGATTCACTACTTTATTAGCTATTTTAAAGTGTTCTTCTAGGTCACTCGAATCAATCATTTTTTAACCTTTCTTTATAGTGGTATATTCTATGGCAGTTGGAACAAACAGGTATGCATTTTTCAGCCTCTTGATATGCTCGTTTCCACTGATTTTGTTGCACATAGTAACTAACTTTAGTTCCCCCTTTTGAGTCAGGATGATGAAAGTCTATTACAGCGGGATGGCTGAAGCCACAAAAAAAGCAGGACAAACCTGCCTTGTAGTCATGCCATTTTTTACGTTTTTCTTTTTTGCGTTTGCGAGATCGTTCAAGCGTAAGTTCTCTGTTGCGCTGATACCAATCAGCACCGTAACGTTTGTTATACTCAGCACGTCGTCCCTTGTCTTTATAAGGCAAGGTCGCATCCCCTTGTGTTGGCTGCGCAGAATATATCACACTTTCTTTTTCTTAAAAACTTAGGTAAGATGTTGACAGGGCAAAAATTAGCTTTGCAGACAGGTTACCGCCCTCCTGACGTTGCATAGACTGTAAAGCGAATCCTTATGCAAA